CGTTCCTTTTCTAACCCACAAAACACCTCGATCAGCCACGCCCAGCCTTAATCATCTTGATAAATCTTGAAACGGGAGAGATCGTAAGCGATCAGGCTCAATCGACTTTAGGAGGTGTTCAAACACCGCGTATTCACTCAAAACTCAATGATTTGCCGTCTAAAGGTCAAGAAATGATCGATTTTGCATCTCAAATTGGCATAGAGCTGATGGAATGGCAAAAGTTTGTTGCTATTCATGCTCACAAAGTTAAACCTGATGGCAGATGGGCAACGAGTGAGGTTGGGTTGTGCCTTAGCAGACAGAATGGCAAGAGCACACTAATGATGCTCAGGATATTAACCGGCATGTTTGTGTGGGGTGAAGGACTACAGCTTGCATCAGCGCATCGGCTAACTACATCACTTGAAACATTTAGGCAGATTGTTGCATTGATAGAAACCCATCCCACGCTTGAAAAAGAGGTTAAGAAAATCCGTTGGCAACATGGTGCGGAGGAAATAGAGTTATTTGGCAACAGGCGATTTGTTGTCAAGGCTGCTAACAATGCAGCTAGAGGTTTAAGCAAACCTGAAACGATCCACATGGATGAGTTACGAGAATACAAAGATGAGGATGCTTGGTCATCAATGCGTTACTCAATGATGTCTGCAAAAAACCCACAAGTTTGGGTGTATTCATCAGCTGGTGATCAGCATTCTGTTATATTAAACAAATTGCGTGAGCGGGCATTGGCATCTGCCACAACCAACGACCCGATAGGTTGGTTTGAGTGGAGTGCCGAACCTGATGCACCAATACACCTTCCGTCAGGTGATATTAACTGGTCAGCATTTGCTCAAGCCAACCCATCTTTAGGAATAACAATTCACCCAGATAATATCTTGGCTGCAATAAATGATCCGCCTGATATTGTTAGGACTGAGTTGCTTACGCAATGGGTGGACACAATAAATTCAGCTATTGATCCACAAAAATGGGCAGCTTGTCAGATAGAGCCAATACAATTAGATCCGGAGCAACCTACTTGGCTTGGTTTGGATTTGTCGCCTGATAGAAAGTTTGGCGCATTAGTCGCTGCTCAAAGATTAGCCGGTGAAAGATTTTATGTGCAATTGCTTCACACTTGGTCAAATGATTACAGCTTAAATGATCTAGCAGTTGCCAATGACATTGCACCTTATGTTAGAAAATACAATACGCAGACTGTGGCTTACAGTAAACGGACAAGTCAGGCAGTTGCATCAAGGCTAGTTCCAGCCGGCATACAGACAACCGACATGGATGGTGCTATTTATGCCGAAAGCTGTGATAGGTGGCTTGGCGCAATAAACTCCCACAGGTTGCAGCACTCTGGGCAAGAGGAATTAACACAACAGACTCTATCAGCTGCAAAACTGCCTTATGGTGATGGAAGTTGGATTATTGGAAGGCGTGCTAGCCGAGTGGCTGTTTGTGCCAGCGTTGCCACAGCATTAGTCAGTTATTTTGCGACACAACCTGAAACGGAAGTAGATATACAAATCGGATAATTAGCACTTATGGTATATTATGTGCTAATGGGATTATTTGATAGATTTGTTACAAATAAGACAATAACGCCAACAACAGATGTGGCTGCATCTTACGCGCCTTACAATTTACAAGCTGCAATTGGCGGCATCTTTTACGGATCACAAACTGCAACGCGTGAACAAGCAATGTCTGTTCCAGCAGTTGCAAGAGCAAGAAACATAATTTGCTCAACAATCGGATCATTGCCAATTGAAACTTACAATCATTTTACAAAAGAGCATTTACGACCAACAAGAGTTTTAATGCAACCAGATCCAAGAATTGCAGGATCAGCAACTTATAGTTGGATTGCTGAGGATTTATTATTTACGGGATTTGCGTATGGTCAGGTTTTAGATAGTTATTCTGAAAGTGATGGCGCAAGAGTTAGAGCATGGACAAGAGTGTCGCCAGATCGCGTTACATATCAGTTAAATGCAAATCAAACTGAAATTTTATTTTACAGAGTAGATGGCTCAGAAGTTCCATTATCAGGTGTTGGCAGTTTAGTTGTATTTAACGGATTAGATGAAGGCGTATTAAATCGTGCCGGTCGCACAATAAGAGCTGCACAAGAATTAGAAAAAGCAGCTGAGATGTATGCAAAAGAGCCAGTTCCAACAATGGTGCTTAAATCAAATGGCACAAATTTGACTCCAGAGCGTATTACAAGATTGCTTGAGAGTTGGAAAGCAAGTCGAGCAACTAGATCAACTGCATTTCTAAATGCTGATGTTGAATTAACTGCACTTGGATTTGATCCACAAAAATTGCAATTAAATGAAGCACGCCAATACCTAGCGACTGAGATTGCAAGAGCTGTGGGCATTCCGGCATCATTTGTGTCTGCTGAAACAACCAGCATGACTTATAGCACGACTGTTATGGAGCGTAAAGCACTTATTGATTTTAGTTTAAGAAATGTGCTAACTCCTATTGAACAAAGATTATCAATGGCTGATTTTGTGCCAAATGGTGTTGAGGTCAGATTTGACATTGACGATTTCTTGCGTGGATCTGCATTAGAGCGTGCGCAAGTTTATGAAATCCTAAATCGCATTGGCGCAATGAGCGTTGAGCAAATACAAGAGGAGGAGGACTTGATCCGATGAGTAAATCATTAAAGATCAATTTCCCAATAACACTTACCGCAGCAGATAGTCGCAAGCGCACAATCTCCGGAACTATTGTGTCATGGGATGAAAAAGGCATAACAAGTGCTGGTGCAACAGTATTTGAAAAAGGAAGCATTGATTTTAGCAAGCCAGTTAAATTGTTATTAGAGCATGACCGCACACGACCAATTGGCAAACTAATTGATATTACAGCTGACGATAAAGGCATTGAGGCAACATTTAAGATCGCAGGAACTATTGCCGGTGATGACAGTTTGCTTGAAGCAGCCGAAGGATTAAGAGATGGATTTAGCGTTGGCGTTGTCGTAGATGACTGGGATGCAGCCAAAGGCGTTATGCGTGTTAAAGCATCTAAATTAGTCGAGGTTAGCCTAGTTGCAGAGCCAGCAATTAACAGTGCAAGAGTTGCCGATGTGGCAGCTAGTGAAACACCAGAGAATTCCGAAGCAACCGCTGAGGATCAAACAAAAACACAGGAGGACATTGTGTCAGATACACAAACAGCTCCTATCGCCACCGAAGCGGTAGAAGCTACAAAATCTGAGCCTGTGGCAATCCAAGCAACTCATCCAGTTGCTTACACAAAGCCACGCTCACCAATTAAAACTCAAGGTAATTATCTTGAGCATTCAATCCGAGCAAAACTCGGAAACACAGACAGCGCAACTTATGTAATGCACGCCGATGCAGAAGCACAAAAGACATTAAATTTTGCCGACGATAGCTTTACCACAAATCCTGCATTCGCCAAGACACAATATGTTTCAACAGTAATTGACACATCTATTGGATCTCGTGCTGCAATTGATGCAATCGGAACACGCAGACTTGGCAACATTGGAATGTTAGTGCAAGTTCCAAAAATTACTACTTCAGGAACTGTGGCAGAAACAGCAGAAGGTGCTGCACCATCAGAAACTGGAATTGTTTCAAGTTATGTGGATTTGACAGTTAAGAAATATGCTGGACTACAAAGAGTATCTGTCGAGCTTCTTGATCGTAGTTTAGATCCCAGCTTTTTTGATGCAATGCTTGAAAACCTTCGTCGTGCCTATGCCGGTGCAACGGAGGCAGCTGTTATAGCAGCCTTAACTGCTGGTGGAACACAAGCAACTGCAACCGCCGCTGATGTTGATGGCATAATCTCTTATGTCAAAACTGAAACACCAGCTGCATATCTTGCAACCGGTGAATTGGCAACACGCTATATTGCCGGAACATCACAATGGGGCTTGCTAATTGGCGCACAAGATACAACAAAGCGACCAATTTTTTCAGCTGCTAATCCGCAAAATGCTGCTGGCTCAGCAACATCACAATCATTGCGTGGAAATGTTATGGGTCTCGATCTGTATGTTTCCAACAAGGCTGTTTCAACAACAATTGATGAGAGTGCATTTATTGTTGTGCCATCAGCAGTTGCAATTTACGAAACACCAACACTACAACTAACTAATAATGTTTTGACCACAATGGAAATTGAAACCAGTTTGCATGGTTATCTAGCTTGTGGTGTATTAGTTGCCGGTGGAGTTCGTCGCTTCAACCTGACCTAATCCGTCATGCCTATGGTTGCTCCCGATCATAGGCAGTCGAATATGGGAGTTAAGGAGATGACATGCCAACCATAATTACAGCTTCCGAGTTGCGATCTGTGCTTGGTGTGTCATCATCCTTGTATAGCGATGCATACTTAAATCAAATAATTGACACAGCAGAAACAGTTATTCTGCCAATGCTAGTTACATTCAAAGCACCTATTCAAGCGGCATCATTGTCAGACAATGTTGCTACATTTACGACATTAGGAATACATGAATTTACCGAAGGACAATCAGTTGTCATCACAGGATGCGGATCACCTTACAACGGAACAAGAGCGGTGCTGGCAGATAATCTTGGACAATATACCTTTTCGCAATCGATCACTAATGCCGATATACTCGAAGCTAATGTCATCCCATCCGGAACTGCTACCTTATCTGGCGCATCAACTTACGTTGGAAACACAGCTGTTCAATCAGCCGTCTATACCGTTTCAGTCGAAGTCTTTCAAGCAAGATTATCAGGCGGAGGACAAATAGAAGGCGTTGATTTCACTAGCACGCCATTCAAAATGGGGAGATCATTATTTAATAAATGCGTTGGCTTGCTTGGTTCATATATTGATACTGAAAGCATTTGTCAATAATGCCAAGCACAATTCTATCCAGTATTCGCACACCACTTGCAACAGCATTAGCAGGTGTGGCTGGCAATGTGTATTCATTTGTGCCTGAAACAGTCATTCCACCAGCTGTTGTTGTTGTGCCTGATAGCCCATATTTAGAATTAGAAACAATTAACAAAACTACTATTCACACAAAGCTAAATTTTACAATCTCAGTTGCCGTTGCCTATAACAGCAATCCAGCATCATTGGACAACATTGAGCAACTAATAATGAGTGTTCTGGCAGTTATCCCAACCGGATATGTTGTCAGCTCGGTCGAAAGACCAACAGTTACACAAGTTGGAGCATCAACGCTGCTAATTGCAGATGTTCGAGTTTCTACCTACTACACACAAACCTAAGGAGTAATCATGGCAACCACAGTAATTACCGGTCGTGATATTTCGTTGTCTTTCACAGGTGGAACAGACATCGAAGCACAAGCGACCAGTGCAGTATTGACCAAGAATGTTGATCGTCAGGTGTATCAGACACTTGATGGTGAGGCATACAAAACCACTAATGTTGAAGCAACATTTGTTTTAGAAATGTTAGCTGATTGGGGTAAGACGAACTCAGTATGTGAGGCAATTTGGACTGCTTTAGATACAGCTTACGACAGCACAGTTTCAGTAACACTTACAACTGCAACTGGAGCACAATTTGTTTTCCCATGTTTATTGGATTATCCAACAGCTGGCGGATCAGGAATGGATGCTCAGACTGTTACTTTCACTTGGAAAGTATCACAAGGCACAGTAACTGAAACATTCAGTTAAGATTTGACAACGGGAGCAAACAATGAAATTACCAATTACAATTGAATATAACTCAGGCGAACAAGCAACATACATTGCCCAACCGCCTGAGTGGGCTAAATGGGAAAAGCAAACTGGTCATACGATCGGACAAGCCAAAGAGAAACTTGGCATGTGGGATCTAATGTTTTTGGCATACAACGCACACAAACGAGAAAATGCCGGAAAGCCAGTTAAACCTTTTGAGGCATGGATGGAAACAATCTCTGATGTCATAGTTGGTGATGCAAACCCAAAAGCCACCCAGCAGGAAGCCTAAGTAGGTTATTGGTTGAGTTAGCAATTGCTACTCAGATACCAATGAGTGAGTGGGTTGATGGAGATGACATATTGACAGCGATAGAAGTATTGGAGGCGAGGAATGGCAAATGAAACCATTGCTTATAATCGCAATGATATTCGCGATATTCTTAAAGCTTTCAAAGTCATGGATGAGCAAGCAACAGAGGAAGCAAGAATTCAATCTGCTGCTTTGGCGACTTACGCAGCTGAGGAAATTAAGACGGCAGCTAGAGGCAGAACAAAAGCGGGCGCGGTTGCGCAAAGAGTTGCAGATGGCGTTAGCATTTCCAAGTCAAGCAAAATCGGTGAGTTCAAATATGGTTTCGCACGACAAAAGTTTTCAGGTGGGGCTACAACGCAATCATTATGGGGTGCTGTTGAGTTTGGATCTAATAAGTTCAAACAGTTTCCTTCATATAGCGGAAGGCAAGGCAGAGGTTCGCGTGGTTGGTTTATTTACCCAACGCTTCGCAGAATTCAGCCTGAATTGATAAACAAATGGGAAGCGGCATACAATCGCATTTTGGATAAGTGGGCATAATGGCAAGAGATACCAGAACGCTATCGCTGAAAATCCTTGCCGATATTGATGACTTAAAAAAGAAGTTAGATCAAGCTGATGGGGCGGTTGAAAGTAACAGCGAAAAGATTGCAGCATTTGGCAAGAAGGCTGCTGCTGCATTTGCGGTCGCTGCTGCTGCTGCCGTTGCCTATGGCACTAAATTAGCCGTAGATGGTGTCAAAGCAGCCATTGAGGATGAAGCTGCACAACTTAGGTTAGCCAATGCATTAAAGGCTGCCACAGGTGCTACTGATGCCCAAATAAAGGCAACTGAGGACATGATCCTAAAGACATCTTTAGCCACAGGTGTCGCAGATGATCAACTTAGACCAGCAATGCAACGCTTGGCATTATCAACAAAAGATACTAGCGAAGCACAGAATTTATTAGGACTTGCATTAGATATAAGTAAAGGTAAAGGCATTGATTTAGAAACTGTTGCTAATGCACTAGGTCGCGCTCATGATGGGCAATCAACAGCACTTGGCAGATTAGGACTTGGTTTATCAGCTGCTGAACTTAAAACAATGTCATTCACCGAGATACAACAGAAATTATCTGATCTGTATGGTGGCGCAGCTAGTGAAAACGCAGAAACATTTCAAGGCAAGATTGACCGGCTCAAAGTAGGTTTTGATGAAGCCAAAGAAAGTCTAGGCACAGCATTATTGCCACAAGTCGAAAAGTTTATTACATTTATAAATGATGTTGGTATTCCAGCACTTAATGGATTTATTGCAGGACTTACAGGTGATGCAGGATTGAGCGCAGCATTATCAGAAACTCAACGCGGTGCAGAAAGTTTTGGCAGAACAATTGCAAACATTGTCGGTATTATTCAAGGATTTATTACATTTTTAAGAGAAGCAATTGGTTTGGTCGTATCACTTGCCAATGAGTTAATCAGAGTTGTAAATATTATTCCAGGAGTTAATATCGGTGCAATACCTAACCCAGCACCATCAGCTAGAGTGCCATCAGTTCCAAGCAGACCTAATGGTGGTTACACAACAGGACAAGGTGTAACAAATATAACTGTTAATGCTATTGATGGCGAAGGTGCTGCAAGAGCTGTGGCAAAAGTATTAAATACATCATCAGCTAGATCAGCAGGATTGCTTACTGGCACAACTGTAGGTAGATAAAATGACCGCTTGGTCGCCGGATTGGAAACTTACAGTTGGTGGTATCGATTATACTGACATTGCGATAAGCGATATACAGCATCAGGCTGGTCGCACAGACATTTACCAGCAACCAAATCCATCTTATATCCAAATCACATTTGTTGCTTTATCTGGTCAAACGCTGCCATTTGATATTAACGATAGTCTAAGCCTACAAGTCAAAGACAGTTCAGCTGCTTATGTCAATTTATTTGGTGGGGACATAACAGATATTACAGTTGCCGTTGGCGCAACTGGGCAAGTGGCAACAGTTGTTGAATACACGATAATTGCAATGGGTTCATTGGTTAAGTTAGCAAAAGAAATTTACAATGGCACAATTGCACAGGATGAGGATGGCAACCAAATTTATGATTTATTGTCCAGCGTATTGCTTGGCACTTGGAATGATGTGCCAGCAGCTTCAACATGGGCAACCTATTCAGCAACTGAAACTTGGGCTAATGCATTAAATCTAGGACTTGGCGAGATTGACACTCCGGGTTTATACACAATGGAAAACCGAGCAGCTGATCCTGATACGATTTACAACATTGCAAACCTTATTGCTAACAGCGCATTTGGATATTTATATGAGGACAATGAAGGCAACATTGGGTATGCAGATGCAGACCACAGGCAAAACTACCTTATAACTAACGGGTATGTTGATTTAGATGCCAACCACGCATTAGGTCAAGGACTAAGCACAGTTACGAGATCAGGTGATATTCGCAATGATATTTATATCAATTATGGCAATAATTTTGGCTCACAGGAAACTGCCACCAATGCAACCAGCATTGCTCTTTATGGTTACAAAGCCGAAAGCATTCAGTCAGTTATTCATTCAGCTGTAGATGCTCAAGCTGTGGCAGATCGCTATATTGACCAACGCGCCTACCCATTGCCAGTATTTCAATCCATAACCTTCCCAATTACAAATCCTGAAATTGACAATGGTGATCGGGATAATCTGCTTGGCGTTTTTATGGGTCAGCCATTAAACATTACAAACCTACCAGAGCAAATATCAAGCGGTGAGTTTGAAGGCTATGTTGAAGGCTGGTCATGGAGCACTAGATTTAACGAGTTATTTTTGACCATCAATTTGTCGCCTGTGGCATTTAGTCAGGTGGCAATGCGTTGGAATACTGTGCCAGTCGGTGAGGCATGGAACACTTTGAGCACTACTTTAACATGGGAATACGCTACAATCGTATCCTGAGAATAGGACAAAATGGCAACTACTACTAATTATGGCTGGACTACACCTGATGACACCGGCTTGGTCAAAGATGGCGCATCCGCTATTCGCACACTTGGAACATCAGCTGACACAACTGTCAAAAACTTAAATCCTGAAACAACGCTTGGCGATATTGCTTATCGTTCATCAACATCAAATGTCAATACTAGACTTGGCATTGGAAGCACCGGACAAGTCCTCACAGTCGCATCTGGAGTGCCAAGTTGGGCTACACTTTCTGCTGGTGGTAAAACTTTATTATCTACTACATCATTGGCAGGAACAAGCACAACAATTTCTAACATAGACCAAAGTTATAAAGATTTGTTAATTGTAGTTCGTGGCGCAATTTCATCACAAATTTCTACAGTTCAAGGACTTAGATTAAATGGTGATACTGGTGCAAATTATACGTACGAAGGTTATCCAGGTGTAGGTGGGATGGGTGCAAATGAGATTTATTATGGACTTACTACTACAAGTGGCGATTACAACAAGGTGCATAATGGTGAAATTTCTATAATGCGTTATACTGAAACTGAAAATAAATTAATTACATTTATTTCACATCAAAATGCTGGTAGTAATAGGACACAGGTAGGCACTGGAAGATGGGATAATACTTCCGCTATAACTTCAATTACAATTTGCACAGGTGCAGGAACATACAGCGCAGGAACAATTTATCTTTACGGGGTGAAATAATGAGCAGACCTATAATTAGAATACACGATTTAGCAACAGATGAAATAATTGACCGCGAAATGACCGATGCAGAATACGAACAATATTTGATATTCCAAGCAGAAGATCAAGCAAAACAAGCCGAAGCAGAAGCAAAGGCAACTGCTCGTCAAGCATTACTAGACAAACTAGGCATCACAGCCGATGAAGCCAAATTGTTACTTGGCTAATTATGGCAAGTGTTGTTGAGGTTGCTAAAGCTGAAATAGGCACAACAGAGTTTGCTAACAATGACAGCAAATATGGTAAATGGTATGGCTTAAACAATAAGCCGTGGTGTGCCATGTTTGTGTCATGGTGTTATGACAAAGCCGGACTTGGTGCAAAAGTATCAGCGCAATCTGGTAAAGGATTTGCAGGTTGTAATGCTGGACTAATATGGTTTGCAGCCAAAAATAAACTTGTGCCAGTTGGTCAGGCTAAAGCCGGTGATATTGCATTTTTCCAATTTGACACAGATGCCGAGCCTGATCATGTTGGCATAATTAAATACAACAACACAGCATTAAAGTATTTACAGGTTATAGAAGGCAATACATCAGCAGACAAAAGCGGTAGTCAATCTAATGGTGATGGCGTTTATCTAAAGCGCAGAAGTTATTCATTGGTGATGGCTGTTGCCCGACCATAGGAGCACAATGAAACTATCTAAGAAACACAAAGCAGCAATTAAGTCATATTTGAGAGCTGTGGCAGCATCAGGCATAACTGTGGTTTTGGCAATTGCAGCTGATATTAGACCAGAGTATGCAGTATTGCTTGGCTCATTGATCGCACCATTGGCTAAGGCAATTGATCCAACATCCGGTGCTGAGCATGATTATGGCGTTAATGCAAAATGACACCGAACGAATGGGTTGGTTTATGCGCTGGCGTTACCGCCATACTGCTAGGTTTCTTTGGGGGTCTGCGTTATCTTATTAAAGGTTGGCTTTGGACATTAACACCTAATGCCGGATCAAGCCTTGCTGACAGACTTGCACGCATAGAAACGCGGCAAGAGGAAATGATGCGCTTTTTGGAAAATAACAAGTAAAATTAAATTATGGCGAACACACGAAAACCTATCAAACGCAAAAAGATCAATCGTCGCGTAGTTCGCCAAACTCGTGAGCTGACCAAAATGGATACGCATTTTATTACTTTGCATGAAGCATTTACAGCTGCTAAGCGTGCAGGATTTAGCAATGAAATGGCATTTTGGATAATGCAAGAGCCAAACGCATTACCTGACTGGATTTCCAACACGCAACCCGATGCGATAATTCCACGCATTGATCCGGATGAGGATGACGACTAAACCTAATCGCAGGTATCTAGTAGTTCCAGATTTACAAATTCCGCTAAACCATTACAAGGCAACAAAGAATTTGATTGCCATGCGCAAAAGAGAAAAGTTTGACTTTGTCCTAAATTGCGGTGATGAAATGGATATGGGTAGTCAATCAAGATGGGCAAAAGGCACAAAATTAGAATTTGCAGAAACGCTTGATGATGAGCGATCACTAGCTCAAGAGATACTTTACGATCTTGGCACAACCGACATTATTCGCAGCAACCACACAGATCGCTTATACACAACATTGCTTAAAGGCGCACCATCATTGCTGGGACTGCCTGAGTTGACTTATGACAAGTTTATGGATTTTGCCAATTTGGGCATTCGATACCACCGCAAGGCTTATGAGTTTGAGCGTGGATTTTATTTGGCTCATGGCGATGAAGGCAACATGTCTAAACATGCCGGCATAACCGCCTTAAATCTTGCCAAAAAGTGGGCTGGGAGCGTCGTTTGTGGGCATAGCCATAGGCAAGGTGCAGTTAGGCATACAACTGGCTTAAACGGGCGTTATTCAACGATTTGGGGCATTGAGGCAGGACACCTGATGGATATGAAACAGGCTGGGTATCTAAAATATAACTCAGCAGACTGGAATATGGGATTTGTGGTCATGCAATTTGGCAAAAAAGGTCATCAAGTAGAGCTGATACCAGTCAATCAAGACGGATCATTTACTTATAATAGGCGCACATACTCTTAAATCGTTACCAATTCGTTATACAAAAGACCTCAAATATCCTTTCAATGTCCTTGATTTAGGTCATACTTTATGCATACCACAGACCGACTGTGGATATGTTGGGAGCGACATGATAGAAACATCAACAATGTGGATATTCCTGTATTGCATTTTGGGGATATTTATAGGCTGGGCAGCTGTAGTGAAGATTATGGAACAATCCTTTGATCGTGGCTATTGGTCTGGTAGATCAGCTGGTTGGCGAGCAGCCAATGAACACTACGAGAAAATCCGCAAGTTAAAATCTGAATCGGTGTTTGACTATGACAAGCAGAACTGAGCTGTTGGATGAATGCGCAGCAATCCTCGCAAACAGAGGATCGATTTACGGAAGCAGTCAAAGCAATCACGAACGGATCAGCGAGTTGTGGTCAGCTTATTATGGAAGTTACATATCGCCAATGCAGGTCAGCCTTATGCAACTGCTCGTTAAAGTCAGCCGATTATCAGAAACTCCAAATCACAAAGATAGTGTTAAAGACATTATTGGTTATGCAGTCATCTACCAAGAGCTGTATGACAACTACGACAAAGAGTTTGGAGTGAGCGATGGCATTTAACTTAGCCGACTATGAGGATGTGGCAACTCTTAACAAATGGCTGATTTCAAATTACCCAAATTTCAGATCGGATATATCTGTAATTAGTGCTGATCCGGATAAAGGCTATATTTTGGTGCAAGCGACATTGTGGCGAGATAGCAATGATCAATCACCAGCAGTTAGCAACATTGCATTTGGCTCACGCGATACCTACATACAAAACATGAAAAAGTTTTATGTTGAGGATACAGCGACAAGCGCATTAGGTAGAGCAATTATATTACTTAAAGGATCTGACAAAACAGCTACAAAAGATGACATGAGAAAGGTTGATGATGCACCAATTAAAAACATTTATGGCAAAAGTGGCAATTCGCAAGTTATTGAAATGGCACTGCGAAAGTCATTTGCTGATGATGGTAAGCCAACAAGCGAACCGACAACTTGGTCTATCGGTGATGTTGCCGAAGCATTACAAACCAAACCTAAACAGCAAGAATGCGCACATGGCTTAATGATTTTGAAAGAAGGAACTGCCAAAACTGGTAAGCCGTATTATGGCTATGTTTGCAGCGCACCTAAAGGTGAGCAATGTGATGCTAAATGGGCAGTCACAGCTGCTAATGGCAGTTGGTTTTTTAGAGAGGAGGAATAATGGGATATGTTGAAATTGTAGATGGCAGTCATTACCTTGCCCGCCTAGAAAACGACAAGGTAACGATTGAGCCGACTATTGATCGATGCGTAAGCTGTAATGACGACAGATTATTGCATGATGGTCAGTATTTGGTATGTGCGATTTGCCATTGTAGGCAATAAGGATATTACCACAATGGTCAAGTTTAGATGTAACTTTTGCTCAGCCAATACTGAGTTTATCTGGCTTGATCAATATAAAACTGCTGCCGGTTTCAAAGTATTCCAATGCCTGAAATGCTGTGCTGTTGGAACAAAGAATTTAGCAGAAGCTACCGACACACAAGAGCCAGTAATACGCTGCAAACAATGTGGATCATGGCAATTTGTAGATCAACAATGCCATACTTGTGCATTGATGGGCGCTAAGTGAAAATAGGTTCATTGTGCACAGGTTATGGCGGATTAGATTTAGCCGTTGAAACATTTTTTAATGCCGAAATGGTTTGGTGTGCTGAGAATGATAAATACGCATCTAAAGTAATTGAAGCAAGATTTAATAAACCAAATTTAGGAGATATAAAACAAATTGATTGGGCATCAATTGAACCAATCGACATACTTACCGCTGGCTATCCATGTCAGCCTTTTAGCCATGCAGGACATCGAAAGGGAGAAAATGACAAAAGACATATATGGCCAGACATACTTAAAGGAATTAGCATCTTACGACCAAAATTCATCATCTTGGAAAATGTCAGAGGGCATCTCTCGCTCGGATTCAAGGAAGTTCTCAGCGACCTTGCCCAAAATGGGTATGATGCAAAATGGCGTATTGTTCGAGCTAGTGATGTCGGAGCGCCACATCAAAGAGCAAGATTGTTCATTATTGCCTACTCCAACAGCGAGGGATTACAAAGGACCTGGAACAAGGCAAATGACTCTACCGATGGCATTATTACCAACACCAACAGCCATGCATGTGAGGAATCACGACGAACCGATAGCGAAATATCAACAAAGAGTAGAGGATTTCAAGCAAGGAAAGACATTGGGCAAGCCGGGGGCGAGCACAGGTGTAGCTGTGAGGTTAATTGCAACACCAACAACCAACATCAGCCACACAACGGGCAAATGTCGAAATTGGGGGGCAGATTTGCTTCACGATGTGAAATGTCAATGCAGGACATACCGAATGCATTGGTCGAGGACAAATTAAATGCTAAGTTTGTCGAATATATGATGGGTTTGCCAAATGGTTGGGTTACAGATTTAGATTTATCTCGATCTCAACAATTAAAAATGCTTGGCAATGGCGTTGTTCCACAACAGGCTTATCATGCATTGGAGTTATTACATGACTGAAAGTGGGTTTGACGAAACATGGATTGATTTAGACGACATTGTGCCTTATTTCGCCACGCCGTCTGACCTGCGGTTATGTTATCGGATTTGACTATGCATGCTACCCTGAACACGCGTTCGATCTTAAATCGAAAAGCTGGGTCGCCAACGGCAAGACCCGGAAGGCGCAGAGTTTGGGCGATCCTATTGCTAATTGCATTTAGCATTTGCTTTTCAAAAGATTATTCCGTTGCTTATAGTCAATACAAAACACAGCATTACAAGCAATATACATTCATTGAATTAAATGATTTAGATCAGTATTACTGTATTGAGCAGCTGTGGCATAAGGAGAGCAGATGGTCGCCAACAGCTAAGAATGCCAAGTCATCAGCATTTGGAATACCACAAATGTTAAAGATGAAAGAAACAAACCCATTTAGACAAATAGACATAGGGTTGCGCTATATTGAGCATAGGCATGGCACACCTTGTAATGCGCTCGCATTCCATAATCGTAAAGGATATTACTGATGAGCAAGTCAGCGTTACGATCTACTGGTTCAACCCATCGATGGCGACAGATACGCAGTCGTGTGTTAAGGCGTGATCAGTTCATTTGCCAATACTGCAATCAAGAAGCCACAACTGTTGATCATGTAATACCTAGAAGGTTAGGTGGTAATGATAGTGATGATAATTTAGTTGCATCTTGTCGTAGATGTAATTTAAGTAAAGGTGGGCGTTTTTTTGTGAGCGCACCGACAC